CAACGGCTTCAAAGTCGTCATCACCAAAGGGACGCAGAACAGTCAAGTTGACTGCTTCGCAGATTGCTATTGCGAAACGGCTGAATGTTCCGCTTGAAGAATATGCTAAATATGTGAAGGAGTAAAAACATGGCAGACAAAAGAACATCACGAGAGAATGAGTCTCGTGCAAAGACCCCGGCAAGAAGAAAACCGTGGGCACCTCCATCAAAGCTGGCAATGCCAGAGGCACCCGCTGGGTACAAACATCGTTGGATCAGAACTCACTTAAGAGGTGAAGATGATAAAACGAATATGCACTCAAGACTTCGGGAAGGCTGGGAGCCAGTAAGGGCGGATGAGTATCCAGATTCTGGAGACATGTATCCAACCATTGAAGAGGGTAAGAATGCAGGGGTAATCGGTGTAGGTGGTTTAATGCTTGCTCGAATACCAGAAGAAACGGTACAAGAAAGAACTGAATATTATCGGGACCAGACCCGCAACCAGATGAAAGCCGTGGATGAAAACCTAATGAGGGAGCAACATCCTTCAATGCCAATCCATACGGATAGGCAAAGTCGTGTATCTTTCGGTGGGAAAGCAAAACCCTCCGAGTAACTATAATGAAGCAAAAGGAGCTTAAAAATGGCTAATGTAAACGTAAAGTTTGGATTAAAGCCGATTAGTGTAATTGGTGGTGGCATCAATTCTACTAGTCAGTATTTTATCAAAGCCGATGCTTCAGCGATTTTTCAGGGTTCTCCAGTTGAAGTCGAGTTGACAGGTGGAACCGCAGCAATAATTACAAGTGCCGATGGAGATGGTAAACAACTCCTTGGTGTTTTTGCTGGATGTGAATACGTTGATGCATCAACAGGTAAACTAACATTTAAAAATCAATGGGGTGGATCAGGAACAGCTGATGCTAACCATGATATTAAGTGTTTTGTTTACGATAACCCAATGCAAAAATTTATTATTGCATCAGATGGTACAAACACAGACAGAGCAACTGCAAAGGCAGACATATTCAAAACTGCACAACTTGCAACTGCGACAGCTGGAAATTCTACCACTGGTTTATCAAGTGCAATGATAGATATATCAACAGCTGAAGCTAGCGATCCGTCAAATCCTTTGATGATTGTTGGTATTCATGAAGATGTGACAAACGCTGATCACTCTGCTGCTGGTATCTCTTACATTGTTAAAATTAACAATCATGTGTACGCCTCTTCTACAGGTGACGCTGATGCTGCTATATCATAAGGAGTTTTAATTATGGCAATTTCAAGAGCACAACTCGCCAAAGAATTAGAGCCTGGTTTAAACGCCCTCTTTGGTATGGAGTATAATAGGTATGAAGGTCAACATGCAGAAATCTTTGACACCGAGTCATCAGACAGAGCGTTTGAAGAAGAAGTAATGTTGAGTGGATTTGGAGCTGCACCGACTAAAGCAGAAGGTAACGCAGTGACATTTGACGATGCAAATGAGGCTTATACTGCAAGGTATAACCATGAGACAGTTGCAATGGCGTTCTCAATAACAGAAGAAGCCGTAGAGGATAACCTTTATGACAAAATTTCTTCTCGTTACACAAGAGCACTTGCAAGATCTATGGCACATACCAAGCAAGTAAAAGCAGCAAATGTGTTGAATAATGCATTCGATACAACTGTAACAGGTGGTGACGGAAAAGCATTGTGTGTGACAGATCACCCATTAACAAATGGTGGTACACTAGACAATGTTGCAGCAGCCGATCTTAACGAAACATCTTTAGAAGATGCTTTAATTTCTATTGCAGGTTTTACAGATGAGCGTGGATTAATCATTGCTTTAAGAGGCATGAAGTTAATTATACCTCGTCAGTTACAATTTGTAGCAGAGAGATTAATGGCAACTAATCTAAGAGTGGCAACAGCAGATAACGACATCAACGCTATCAAGTCAACTGGTATGTTACCAAATGGCTATGTGGTGAATGATTTCTTAACTGACACTGATGCTTTCTTCATTAAGACAGATGCTCCAAATGGATTAAAGCATTTCGAAAGAATGGCTTTAGCAACAGCTATGGATCCAGACTTTGAGACAGGAAACATGAGATATAAAGCAAGAGAGAGATATTCTTTCGGCTTCTCAGATCCTCGTGCAGTGTTTGGTTCACCAGGAGCGTAAGCTTAAAACACAATTTAACCAAAAGGGCAGTTACATACTGCCCTTTTTTGTGTATAATAAATTAAACCTTGACAGTTGCATGGTGCGACTGACATTTGCCAAGACAAGGAGATTGATATGGCTAATACAACTTTTTCGGGTCCAGTCCGATCCGAATCTACAATTAAAGCAGTAAGCAAAAATGCTACTACTGGCGTAATCACAGAAGTAACAACATATGGTGGAGCACCAGTTGCTTTAGGTGATGAAGACAAAACACTTGATAATGCCACACACAGTGGAAGAGTTTTGGTCGTTCCAGCAGTAACAGCTAACCGTACAATTACACTTCCAAGCCCAGTTGCTGGAGCTAATTTTAAATTAATTTATGGTGGAGCAGCAACAGAGACAGAGAACTTAATTATTGACTCTGGATCAGACACTAACTTTTTCATTGGTGGTATACAGCATTTAGATACTAATGCAGATAACGTAGCTGTTTATTCAGATGGAAACTCCAACTCAAAAATAACATTAGTGGACTTTGGTGCGATGGAAATAAACATTACAGCAAAAGATTCAACTAACTGGTATGTATGGGGTAATGTTCTTTCTGCTACTGTACCAACATTTGGTGATCAATAATAGGAGGTTAATATGGCAGGGTCAGTTTCTGACGTAAAAGCCTTTAACCACGACCAAGGTGATGCTGCTGCGGTTGTAGGTCCAACAAGGTCAAGAATAAGACAGCTTGTAATTTTTGGGAATGCTGCTGGAGCATTAACAATTACCGATGGAGACGGAGGATCAACATTATTGACTCAAAGTTTTCCTACGGGATTACATACATTAAATATTCCTAGTAATGGAATATTAGCAGAAAACGGAGCATACATATCCGCTTTTACTGGCAGTGGTAACAAAATAACTTTATTTTTATCATGACACGAAAAGCAGATAAACAGCCTCCAAAAACTAAAAAGTATTTCCGCTCCACTAAGTCTGGGGCGGGAATGACTAAAGCAGGTGTTGCTCGATATAAAAGAGAAAACCCTGGAAGTAAATTAAAAACAGCTGTTACTGGCAAAGTTAAAAAAGGTAGTAAGGCTGCAAATAGACGCAAATCCTATTGTGCAAGATCAGCAGGGCAAATGAAAAAATTTCCTAAAGCTGCAAAGAATCCTAATAGTCGTTTGAGACAAGCTAGAAGAAGGTGGAAGTGCTAATGAATATCAAGGAGATAGCAACAGGTGTGTGTATTGTTCTATTTGCAGGGTCTATTGGGTGGACTATGCAAACTCTTATTGAGGTAGACAAAAGAACAGCTATTATGGCAGAGAAGGTTTCTGAGAATCATAAGATGATTACACCTTTGTGGGAAGATTTTATAAGAAGGAGCAAACCAAATGACAATCTTGCGAAGCTCGATGACGAAACAGATAGCAAAGCCTGGTTCAAGTGGAAGTAAAAAAAGAAAAAGAAAAAGAAAAAATATTCAAAGGAAGTCCTGTTAAATACTGTTTGGAGTGTGGACGTAAGAAATGGATCTGCAAATGTTATAAAGTGACCGGATTCGAGGAGTTAAGAAATGCCAAAAGACGCATGTTATCACAAAGTAAAGTCAAGATATAAAGTTTTTCCATCAGCATATGCATCAGGAGCCATAGCAGCTTGTAGAAAAAAGGGTGCTAAGAACTGGGGCAATTCCAGTAAAAAAGCAGACGGTGGTATTATGGATAAGCAAGCCGTCATCAAAGCATCTAATGGAAAAGTTTATAGAAAAAGAAAAGCAAAAGATCCACGAATCGCAAGAGGTTGTGGGGGTGTTTTGAATAAAAGACGAAAGAAAACGAAGTATTCATAATGGCGGTAAGAAAGACAAAATCAGGTTTAGCACTTAAGAGATGGTTCAAGGAGGGCTGGAAAGATGTTAAAACGGGTAAGCCATGTGGTAGGAAAAAGGGCGAGAAAAGGGGTACGCCTTATTGTCGCCCAAGTAAAAGAGTGTCTTCAAAAACTCCGAAGACTGCTTCGGAGATGACTTCTACTGAAAAACGTAGTAGAATAAGACAAAAGAATAAGTTAGGTCAACCAGCGGGTAAGCCTAAAAGAGTTAAGTCTCTTAGGAGAAAGAAGTAAATGGCAACATCAAATTCAAGAGATTTCGACTTAGATGTCGGTGAGATAATAGAAGAGGCTTATGAGCGTTGTGGTTTAGAAATGAGAACTGGCTACGATGCTAAAACTGCTAGACGTTCACTAAATCTTATGTTTGCTGATTGGGCGAACAGAGGTTTGAATATGTGGACAGTCACACAAGACACTAAAACTATTACTTCTGGTACGGCAACATATTCCTTTGATGCTACTTATGTCGATCTCTTGGAAGTTGTTTTAAGAAATAGTAGTGGGACAGATTTTACTTTGACTCAAATGAGCCGTAGTGAATATTTAACTATTCC